ACTTCATGAACGTGCAGCCTGGCTACCTGGTCGAGGTCGATCGCGACTTCGAGCCTGACCACCCAGCAGCCGACCTCGTGCTGCACGGTCCTGCAAGCTGCCTCGGCGGAGCTGTTCCAATTCGGTGTCACCTCTACTCGGACGCCGAACTCGAAGAGTTCCTCCGCACCGCCTGTCACCGGCACAACATCCGGTACACCCCCGCAACCGTTCCTGCAGAGGAAGAGACGTTCGTCCTGATGCTTGCACAGTCGGAGGCGTACCGGTCGCTCGCCGGCGATGCGGCGAAGCGCGCGAACATGGAGTACACGAGCACCGAGCTGCTCGAGATGGCGGAGGCGCTCGAGTACACGTACAAGGGGGACCGCACCCGCCAGCTCCGCGTGATCCCCGTTGCCACGCCGCTCGACCAGTCGGATACCGGCCGAGGCGAGGTCATCACGACCGCTGTCTACCGGCGCTCGATGCGCACGGGCTGGATGGGGCCGATCGGCGCAGCCCTTGAGCCCATCCCGGTTGTCTTGAGCGTGGAGGACCGGGACATCGAAGACACCAAGGTCACGCTGCGTTGGACGCGGAGCCGCGAGCAGCAGTTCTACGCGTACGAGCTGTGGCGCGACACGCGACCGATGATCGAGCGCCCGCCAGACGTCTCGACCATGACGGACGTTCCCGAGGTGCTGCGGGACAACACCAAGAGGGTCTACACCGCCAAGCTCGCCATGCGGTCCGCTGGCCCGCACTCGATCCGCGAGCGCGTCGGCACGATCGCCATCCTGTCTGAGCAGGGCGGCCAGACGATCAACGGGTTCACAGACACCGGCTACACGAACCAGAACCCTCGCGGTCTTGGCCCGGCGACCGCACCGCCCCTCGAGCCCAACACGACCTACTACTACCGGATGTTCGTGATCGGTCTGAACGACGTGTTCACCGGCAGCAACGAGGTCGTCGTGACGACGAAGTCGATGCGCCCTCTGTTCGCGTCGCTCAACGCGCTCACGCCGACAGCAGGTCCATCCGGGACCGTGTGCACGCTCAGGGGCACCGGATTCGTTGCCGGCATGCCGGCGAAGTTCGGCGACAAGGACATCGTGGTCACCGTGATCGACTTGACCACCGCCGTCTTCGTCGTTCCGACGTTCATCAACCAGGTCAACTTCGTCGGCCTGCGCTACGACATCGTCATCCAAGATCCGGTGACGGGGCTGATCGACGTGCTGGGCAACGGGTTCCAGCTCAACGCCTCATGATCGAGATCGAGCTGACGGGCGTCGAGGAGTTCAAGTCGAACGCCCGGCGGCTGCGCGGCAAGCTCGCCAAGCTCGGCGACGACGCGGCAAAGGCGTGCGCGGACAAGACGGTTGAATGGCTGCGTAACTCGATCCTGACCCGGTCGCTGAACCTGCAGCCGCTCAGCGCTCTGTACGCAGCGCGCAAAGGCATCGACAACCCGATCTTGGTCGTCACGCGCGACTACATCGACTCGATGATGGTCAGGCGTTCACCAGAGGCGAATGGCTGGGCTGTTGACCTGGCCACAGACGAGTTGCGCTCCCTGGCTCAATGGCTCGAGTTCGGCACCCGCACGATGCCGCCGCGCCCGCACTTCCGGCCGGCTGCGGACTACGCGATGACCCAGATCGCACCAGAGGTCGGGCGCGTCACGCTGATGCGAATCGCAGAGGAGCTAGCCAAGTGATCGGACTCAACACGGATGTCGGCATCGCCGCGGCACTGACAGGCGTCAGCCCGGCCAAGATCCCGCAGACGACCCTCGCCGCGCTCGGGTTCCCAACCACACTGTACAGCGCCCGGCTGGAGAACATCCCGTCCGTCAAGGTCGGCCAGCGCGAGCTGCGCACAGGCGGCATCCCGACGCGCGTTCCTGTCTACAGGTTCGGCATGATCGGGCAGCGGAAGATCGAGGCGTGGCCGTCCATCAGCTATGAGACGGTCGGCTTGCGCTACGACCCAGGGCCTCGCCGGCCTCACTACAGGGACGCGATCTCCACCGAGGTCGCCGGCTCGCACGTCACTGCAACCTCTCCGATGGGCAACCAGGTGTCCGGCGCTACGCTGCGCCGCGTGCGTCCGCATCCTGAGCCGTACGTCATCCAGTACCAGATCGACCTGTGGGGCATGCAGAACGACCCTGTGATGCTGATGGTCGCCAGCGTGCTCGAGGCGTTGCCCCCGCGTGGTGGCATCTCGGTGCTGTGGGCAGACGGCGCCCCCCAGTTCTTGCAGCTCAACCTCGTCACGTCCCTCAACGTCGACGACCCGGAGCCGCAGCTGACCGGCGAGCAGCAGCGCGGCTGGCACTGGTCCATGACCTACGACATCGAGACCTGGATGGACAACACGCTGGCCACGGTCCTCCATCGCACGATCACCGACCCGACGTTCAACTTCACCAAGCAGTAGGAGCGAAAATGATCATCATCAACCAGACCAACCGGGCGCTCTCGGTCGACTTCGCGACGGTCGACGGCGCGCTGCGTGGCGGCATGCTCATGCCGTTCGGACACAGGAACGAAGCCGGTGAGCTCGACGACCGCTGCGAGTGCACGGACGCTGATCTCAAGCAGCCGACGTTCGCCGGCCTTCTCGAGCGCGGTGATCTCGTCAAGGAAATCCCTGCTCCTGTCAAGAATGTAGCGGCTGCACCTGCAGCTGCGGTACCATCCGCGAAACCCAACAAGGCATAGTCAGGAGACCATCCCGTGCCCAACTACCGTTCACCTGGTCTGTACTTCGAGGAGCCGCAAAGCTCGCCCACGCTCGTCACCGCCGCCCCCACCGATGTTGGTGCGATGCTCGGCGCAGCCACCAAGGGGCCGCCGAACAGGCCGGTCCGCATCACGTCGCTCGACCAGTTCTTCCGGGCGTTCGGCACGTACTTCACCGGGTCGTACCTGGCACATGGCGCTCGCCAGTTCTTCGAGAACGGCGGCACCGCGTTGTGGGTGAGCCGCGTGATCGGAGCGAGCGGCAGCGTGGTTGCAGCCCGCCAGCTGTCGAACACCACGCCATCCAGCACCATCCTGCTCGGCGCGTTCTCGGTCGGATCACACGGCAACCTGCTGAGCTGTGACGTCGACCGGGTGAATCCTGTCGTCGGCGCGCTCGCGACCAGCCTCGGCACAGGCGCCGTGACGTCTGCGGTGCTGAGCGACGTCCGCCAGCTCTATGTCGGCGCGACGATCAACATCCTCAACACGACCAACCTCCGGGTCACCATCACAGGGATCGATCCGACGTCCAAGACGGTGTTCTTCCCGTCGCGCGCGCCGAGCGGCGCGATCACCGCGGCCGGCTCGACCGTCACGCTCGAGGAGTTCTCGATCACCGTGCTGCGCCAAGGCGTCGTCTCCGAGACGATCCCGGCGGTCGGCGGCATGGCGATGGACCCGACGGCCGGCAACAAGTATTTCAAGAACGTCATCAACAACAACGACCCGTTCCGCGAGATCGTGGTTACGACCGACAACCTGCTGGCCAACAGCAACACGGTCGATCCGCGTCCGGCCAACGACACGGTTCCCGTGCTGTTCGCTGCCGGCGCTGATGGAACGGCGGTCGCCGAAGCCGACATCGTCGGGACCGTCGGCCCCCCAGGCACCGGATACTTCGCCTTCGATTCGGTCAACGAAGCGTCGATGCTCGCTGCACCTGGCTGGTCAACTGCGGTCTCGAACGCCGGCTTGATCAACTACCTCGAAGCACGGCTCAGCACCAAGATGTGGGGCATCATCGACGCGCCGAGCGGTCTGACGCCGGCCGGTGCGATCACGTACGTGCAGAGCACAGCGCAGCTGTTCTCGGCCAACGTCTCGATCTACTACCCGTGGATTCAGCAGGTCGACCCGACCTTCCCAGGCACGCCGAGCGTCCAGAACCTGTTCCCGCCAAGCGGCGCGGTCATGGGCATGGCAGCTCGCACCGCCTCCAAGTTCGGCGTCCAGCGTGCGCCAGCCGGCACCGAGAAGGGTCGGCTGACCAACGTGACCACGGTGGAGCGCAAGCTCCTCCAGGCTGACACTGACATCCTCAACCCAGCAGGTATCAACGCCATCCTGGCGCTCGACGGCAAGGGCGTGTGCGTGATGGGTGCTCGCACGCTCGCCAAGGGCGACTTCCTCTACGTCAACGTGCGCCGGGTGTTCAACTACATCGAGGCGTCGCTCAAGCAGTCGTACGACGTCATCCTGTTCGAGGAGAACGACGAGCGGACCCGGTCGTGGATCGAGCGTGGCATCACGTCGTTCCTCAACCAGGAGTGGCGCAACCGCCGGCTCAAGGGCAAGACCGCCTCGGCCGCGTTCACCGTGAAGTGCAACGAGGACAACAACCCGGCCAGCACGCAGGCGGCGGGCCAGCTGTTCACGGACATCGGGCTTGCGGTCGCTAACCCGGCCGAGTTCGTCATCTTCCGGCTGTTCCGAGACCAGCGCGAGGCACAGGCCGAGCTGGCGGCGGCTGGTCTCTAACCCCAGGCAAGACAGGAGAGCAACATGCCTCGCTCAAGTATCGAAGACCCCCTCAAGAACTCCAACTTCCTCGTCGAAGTCGATGGCTTCGCGAAGGCCGGCTGCACCGAGGTCACCGGGCTCAGCCGCAAGACCGAGGTCATCAAGTACCGCGAAGGCGGCGACAACGCACAGCCGCGTCTCAGCGCCGGTACCACCGACTTCGATCCGATCGTCATCAAGCGCGGCATCTTGCCGGCGACACAGAACGGGGTCGATGACTTCCGCCTGTGGCTGCAGCAGGTGCACAACGTCCAGGCCGTGCGCGCCCAGTCGAAGGACTACCGTCGCGACCTCGACATCCGCGTGCCCAACCGCGACGGCTCGACCGGTGCGCTGTACCGGATCTACAACGCGTGGCCGAGCGACTGGAAGGGTGGCGACCTCAACGCCATGAACAACGACACCTGGATCGAGGAGCTGACGCTGCAGAACGAAGGTGTCGAGCGCGTCCTCTAGCCCAGGTCAATTCGCCGGCGAGGCATGAACAGACGACGGCGCCTCGCGAGGGCGCCATCGGTCGTTCTGGGGCGCCGTGGTACGATGCTCTCAACGAAAGGCCCACCAATGTACGCACCATCGCAGATCGCTCTGGCAGAGAACGAGTTCGAGCTTCGCTTCAACGACGACGGCTCCGTCGCCAGCAGGTACCAGCTCGTGGACGTCCGCGGCGAGCTTGAGTTGCCGATCGGCTTCTCGGTCGGCGACGTTTTCCATCGCGAGGCGTCGATCGCCCCAATGACCGGCATCGAGGAGGACATGCTCACCGGTGACCACGGCGACCCGATGATTCGGATCGTCGCATCGTGTGTGACCCGCCTCGGGCCGATCGAGGTGCGATACGACGACCGTTCGACCGAGACGCGCCGTTCTATGCTTGAGGCGGTCAAGAAGCTGACGATCGCCGACATCACGTTTCTGCTGTTCGCGATCCGGCGTCGGTCGTTCGTCACGGGCAACGACTACAAGTTCAGCGTCCTTTGCCGGAACAAGCGGTGCAAGAACCGCCAGCACAACCACAGGGTCGATCTGGGATCCCTCAACATCCGGCCGGCTCCGTCTAACGTTGCTCGCATCTATGAGTACAGGCTGCCTGTCACCGGCAAGGTGGTTCGCTTCGGCATGCCCGGGTCCAACGACATCGATCGCCTGATCGCGCTGCAGAAGCAACACGAGGAGGATCGCGCCAGCGTCGAGCTGTACGCCTCGATCATCGATGTTGACGGCGCCAAGCTCAAGTCGTACCTCGACACGAAGATGTGGCCGCTGGACGACCGCGACTCGCTCCGCGGCGAGATGTCCGACAAGGTCAACTACGGGATCGACGTCAAGGTCGACGTCGCCGACTGCCCCGGCTGTGGCAGCACGATGGAGGTGGGAATCGACATCAAGCCGGGTTTTTTCCGACCCACGCTGAGCCGCTGACGGTTGGACGAACCAGCGACGGCGTGGAGATACAGCTCTCGGCCTTCATGCAGGACTGCACGGTCATCAGCCGTGAGTGGCGCTGGCCGCCGAGCGAGATCAAGAAGATGACGATCCTAGAGCGCGAGAACCTGGTCAACCTCGCGATCCTGTACGACCAACGAAGGCGCAACAGATGAACATGGGATTCGGCCTGGTTTTCAACGCTGCAACCAGCGGCGTCGAGCGCGGCATCGGCCGGATCGAGGGCATGCTCGGTGACCTGTCGGGCACCGTGGCAGCTGTCGGCAGCGAGCTTCGCGAGACGTTCGAGCACAGCTTCGGCTTGCTGGTGAAGACCGGCAAGTCGCTGATCGACACGTCTGCAGAGGTCGAGCATGCCGTCCAGGAGATGGCGTTCGCCTACCGCGACATGAAGGACGTCAACGCGTTCGAGCACGTCAAGGAGCAGGTCTCCGACGCGTCGCTCTACTCGATGCAGACCCAGAAGGAGCTGCACGACATGGTCGCGATGATGAAGCAGGTCAACAACGTCGACATCTTCAGCCCGCGTGTTCAGCAAGAGGTCGACAAAACGAACTTGGCGATCAAGAACAGCGCCGTGCTGCTGTCGGAGGTCGGCTTGGCGGCGAGATCAGACGTCGGTTTGCAGGCCGGGATCTTCGCGCTGATGAACGGTCACATGAAGCGAGCCGCCATGATGCTGCGGCCGATCGCCGCTCACCTGGACGACTACGACAAGGCGCTTGCCGGCGTCACCGACAACACCGAGAAGTGGGCGAAGCTGGTCCCGCTGCTCGCTCGCGACTTCGGTGACCTGACGAACTACCTGATGGACACGTGGCCATACCTGAGCAACCAGATCAAGGACGTCCAGCAGAAGCTGTGGTCGACGCTCGGGACGCCGATGATGAACGCGCTCAAGGGTCCGCTGCACGAGTTCCTCGACTACTTCACGAAGCCCGGCGAGGGTCTGCTGACGCACGAGAACATCCACAAGCTCGACGCGATGGCTGCTGCGTTCGGCGACATCGGCAGGTTCATCGCGACCACGGCGACGTACCTTGGTGGGCTGGCTCGGCACATGTTCGAGTTCACGATGGCTCACCCGAACCTGATCAAGATCGTCGGGGCTGTCACAGCGATCATCGGCGCCGCAGCCGGTCTTGGCGCGGCGATCGTGGCGATCAAGCTCGGCGTCATGTCCGTCGCCTTCGCGTTCAGCGGGCTGTTCACCACGATGCTGCCCGTGGCTATCCTGGTCGGCGTGCTTGCCGGCGCCGTCTACATGCTCGCGAAGTGGGCCGTGAACGGCGAGGGTGTGGCCGACACAATGGAGCGGATTGGTATGGTGCTGTCGGCCGTGTGGGAGGGCCTCTCCAACATCAACAACGGCATGGCTACCCTGTCCGAGAGCACGGTGAACGCGCTGGACGACAAGGGGCTCACTGGCGTCACGACCACCCTCCTGCAGACCGGCTACAGGGTGAAGAAGATGTTCGAGTCCCTGTGGGAGGGCTTGAAGGAGGCGTTCGGCCCCGGCGGCTTCGCGCACGAGTCGCTTCTCTTCTTGAGCGACCAAGTCAAGAACCTCATGGGCGACGTCGGCGACACGATGGGCCTGACGGCCACGGGCGCAAGCATCGACTGGTCGAACGCGGGCTCGGCGATCGCCGGCGTGATCAGCACGATCGTCGGCGCGTTCGGCTACGGGTTCGGCCTCATCGTGCGGGCGATCGACTTCTCGGTGATCGCCATCGGCTACCTGATCGACGGGCTCGGCTCTGTCAAGCAGGGCATGAACGGTCTCGAGCAGGAGGCACATCCGCTGCTCAAGACGCTTCGAGAGATCAAAGGAATCTGGGACTGGTACAACGACCAGGGCGACTACGAGCCCGGTGACCAGGGCACGCTGTCCGACAAGGGATCCGGCTCAGGCGCCGGCGGATACGACAACGTCGGCCAGTACACCAAGTGGATGCAGCGCAAGGTCAGCGCGATGCAAACGGGCATGCAGCGCCCGGCCGCGAAGCAGGTTGCTGACCTCTACAACCCGGACGATCGGACCGAGTTCGAGAAGAAGAACGACGCGCTGATCATGAGCGGTGATGCCGCGGGCCTGCTGTCCGGCGTCAACCCGAGCCAGTGGTTGAAGAACCAGGACCAGATCAGCGGGACCTCGACGAAGGCGCTCGAGGAGCGGCTCGCGAAGTACCACGAGGCGATCCTGCAGGTGGCGAGGTCGCCGATCGCCGTGTACATGGACGGCCAGCTCGTCGGCCAGGCCATGGACAGGAACCAGGCCCACATGGACGAGCGAACAGGTAGGATGGGAAAATAGCCATGGCCAACGACCCCAATCCGTTTCCGTTCTCACAGTTCCTGGACGGCGGCCAGGTGTCCGGGCTTGCCGTGCAGCTCTCGCACGGCCGGATCGTCCTGCCCAAGGTTCGGAACGTCCACACGTTCATGTTCAACCCCACCGAGGTCAAGACCAACCACAAGTGGAAATGGGGCAAGCACTCCGTCGTCGGCCACAGCCACAACATCCTGTCTGGTGGCAGCGGCGAGGACGAGCCGATCACCTTCACCCTCCTCATCGACGGCGACCGCGGTCGCAGCGACCGGCGCCGTGTCGCTACAGCCGGGTCTGGCGATGTCGGCTTCGACATCTCGGACGAGCTGAACTTCTACCGGTCGCTGACCTACCCGGAGCAGCCGTCAGGGACCGGCTTCAGCAAGTCGTTCGTGAGCGGAGCGACGCCGCCGAGCTTCATCCTCACGCTCGGTTCGTTCTTCACCCGCCAGCGAGCTGTGGCCGAGGACATCGAGATCCAGGTCACCGCCTTCACGCCGCAGCTCGCTCCGCTCCGCGCTCGGATCGAGATGAAGCTGCTGGTCGCTGCCACCATGACCGTCTACGCCAGTGACATCGGCGGCGGGCCAGACGACGACGCGAGCACCGACCTCACCGCGCTCGACTTGAGGAGCCTCGAATGACAATTTCACGAGACAGCCGGTTCGTGTCCGCACTTCCCGCGGTCGTTCCCATCGACGCGTCCGGCGACGCGATCGAGAACGTCCGTCTGGACCTTCCGTATCCACGCCCGGTGATCACCGCCGAGCGCCGGCCTGACGTCACCCAGTACACCGTCCGCGGCGGCGACACGTGGCACACGCTCGGCCTCCGGTTCATGCACGGGCAGGCGCAATACTGGTGGGCCATCGCCGAGTTTTCCGGCGTCATCGATCCGTTCACCGAGCTGGCGCCCGGAAAAACCACGCCCAACGCCGGCGGCACGCTTACGGTTCCGTCGTTTGAAACGGTGGCCTTCGAGCTCATCGGAGGTGGTTCGTGATCGAGGGCTACGACCAGTATCGAACGCCGATTGTTCTGGTGCGTGTTGACGGCGCCGTGTCGGCTGACCTGTCGGCGCGTATTATTGAGATGAAGTACAACGACAACCACAAGATGAGCGGCAAGGGCAAGGGCTCTCGAAAGGGCAAGAAGGGCGGCGGTGCTCACGTCGACAAGCTCGACCTCCACATCAGCGATCCGCAGCACGAGTTCACCGGCGACCCGCGCTTCGCGCCAGACGCCAGGTGGGATGTGCGCTGGGGATACCCGAACGAACTCAGCGAGATCCGTTGGTTCCTCCTCAAATACTACGAGCCGATCTACGACCACACGGGGATCCACAGCAAGAAGTTGACGCTCTATGGGACGGCGCACACCCTGACCACCGTCAAGGGTGCGCGGAACTGGGGGCGCATCTCGAGCAGCGAGATCGCGAACCAGATCGCGAAGCGCCACGGGCTCCGGGTCGACATCGAGTTCACGGACGACCAGAACGAGACGGCGTTCATCCAGCCTGTTGACCAGTCGGACTTCGAGTTCCTGAGCGAGCTGGCGGACGATATCGACTTCCTATTCTACGTCGAGAACGACGTGCTCACGTACAAGTCACGCGACACGGCCTACAGCGAGAGCCCGCGTCAGCGCTTCGTCTACGGAGGGCCAGGGTCGATCCTGCTGAGCTTCAAGCCGGTCGTCAAGGCGACGGCCGACGTCGTGGTCGGCGCCAAGGCCGTCGACACAAAGACCGGCCAGGCTGTGCAGCCGAAGGTCGACAGCAGCAACGTCGGCGGTGTCCATCTCGGCGCTGACGTGGTCAAGAGCATCAACGACAGCTCGCGAACGCTGAGCGCGATCAAGCCCGGCGCCGGCGGCAACAAGATCACGAGCGGTGCTGACCTCACCAAGAAGATGGACCAGCTCAAGCGCGACCACGATGTTCCGAACCTACAGTCGAGCCTCACCACGACGAAAACGGTCACGCAGATCGATCTGGAGACGGGCACGCGAAAGGTCGTGGTCGTGCCCGACAGCACGTCGGCGGCGCTGAAGACCCCAGAGACGAACGCGGCCAAGATCGCCGCGATGGCCAAGGCTGTGAAGCGCGATTTTCTGGCGGACTCGGTGCAGGCCACCGCCGAATGGGTCGGCGTCCCGTCCATCCGCGCGAAGTCGACGCACAATTTCGTGCTGCCAGACCCTAAGTTCTCGGGCCAATGGTACTGCGAAGAGACGACGCACCACATCAGCGACAAGGCGTACAAGGTCACCGCCAAGCTCCACCGCGGGGCGTTCACCGACAAGTCCGCGGCCAAGAAGGTCGACAACAACCGCACGACCTTGAACAAGAAGGAGCAGAGCAAGCCGCCGATTCCGACGGTCGGCATCGACCTCGAGAGCGGCCGTGTCACGCGCCCGACCGCCAGCATCCCCAACAAGTTGATCACGGGGCAACAGTGAGCGACGACCTGATCGGCAAGCACGCCGGATTCGTGCGCGATGCGAACGACCCAGACAACCGCGGCCGGCTACGTCTGTACGTCCCCGAGGTCATGGGCGAGACGGACGACACCGATCACTGGACGGACTGGGCGCTGCCGTGCTTCCCGTGGTTCGCTCACCTCGGAACCGGCGGCGTGCTCGTTCCACAGCCTGACGATGGCTGGGGCGTCTGGGTGGAATTCCGGCAGGGAGACCCGCGCTTTCCGATCTGGTGCGGCGTGTTCCCGATCGGCTCGTCATCTGCCGACGCCACCAAGATCGTGCTCGAGGCCGGCGGGCTCGCCAGGATCGATGCCGACAAGGTGATGGTCGGCGGCGACATCAACGTCACGTTTCAGGCGCCAGGGCCGAACAGCCTGCAGGTCGTCACCGGCCGCACCGTCGACCCTTTCACTGGCGCCCCACTCTCCACTCTCGGCGGGTCTAGCACCATGGTGTTCGTCAAGCTCTAGGAGGAAGTCACATGGCGCTCAACGGAGACATTCTCGGCGACCTGATGCGAGCGGCGATCGACGCCACGACCGACAAGACGGATCGCGTCGCGCTGTTTCGCGCGATGGGTGCAGCTGTTGTCTCTCACATCCAGACTGCCGGCGTTGTCACGGTCGCGGGAACCGCAACAGGCGTGACAGCGGGACCTGCGGCTGTGCCCTGCACCGCTGTCGGGACGGTGACCTGATGGCGGATTCGCTGCTCGGAAAAGGTCTCGCATGGCCGCTTCGTATGGACCCGACGACCAACGACTTTGTCCGCGTGTCGGACGAGTCGAACGTGGAGCAGTGCGTGAAGGGCCTGGTCCTGACCAGGGTCGGAGAGCGTAAAGACGCGCAGATCGGCTCCGTGCTGCCGGAGATGACCTTCGAGGACGTCGACGTTGCCGCTGACCAGGTTCAGCCATCCGTCTTCGACACGATCACGCGCAACGAGCCGCGCGTCAGGATCATCAAGGTCAACGTGGTCGAGCAAGCCTACGCCGGCGGCGCTACCGGCCTGCTCACCACGTTGAGGTACGTCGTCCGTGCTACCAACCAGCGCGGCAACGCGGTCGTTCCATTCATCCTCGAGCCGGAGACCCCATGAGCAACGCAGGCGGATCAGCCGTCAACTTCAACCGAGCCGCTCCGGTCATCGATTACACCAGCCTTGACTGGGAGTCGATCATCGCCGACTTCAAGGCGTACGCGAGCGCGACGTACACCGATCGCTGGACGGATTTCAACAACACCCAGTTCGCCGTCGTGTTCCTCGAGCTGCTCGGGTACTTCATGGACATGTGCACGTTCTATATGAACGCTGGGCTGCGCGAGATTCCGCTTGCCACTGCACAGCGCCGGTCACACGCGCTCGTCGCCGCTCGGTCGTATGGCTACGAGATGCGAGCTGCCTCCCCAGCGACGACCACGATCACGATCACCTCCAACGCAGGGTTGCTGCCGGCGCTGCTACCGGCGACGACCACCAAGTTTTCAGCCGGCGGCATCGTCTTTCAGCCCGACCAGGACTACACGATCACGACGGCGAGCCAGACCATCGGCGCAGTCGAGGGCGAGCAGTTCGTCACCGTTGCGCTGGGCACATCGACCGGGGCGCAGAACCAGACCTTCACCATTCCAAACGCTCCGGTGATCGACGGGACGTTGGTCGTGTTCGTGTCGGCTAGCGCGTGGACGCGGGTCACCACGTTCACCAACAGCTCCCCAGGCGACCAGGTCTACCGGGCTCGCGCAGATGACGAGGGCAAGGTCTCTGTGATCTTCGGCGACAGCGTGAACGGCAAGATCCCGCCGATCTCCCAGGCCGTGACCGCGAGCTACAGGATCGGCGGCGGTGTGCAGGGCCGTGTTGGCATCGCCACCATCAAGTCGATCGTCAGCGCGCCCGCGTTCGTACAGAGCGTGAGCAACCCAACCCCGGGCAGCGGCGGTGACGACCAAGAGACCATCGAGCAGGCTCGCAGCGCGGTGCCGGCTAGCCTGTCGGCAGGCGACCGAGCTGTCACGCTGCAGGACTACGCGGCGCTGGCCCGCCAGTCCTCGTCGTCTGTTGCCAAGGCATCAGCTGTTCAGGTCGATTCGCGCAGCATCCGCGTGGTCATCGCGCCGGCTGGCGGCGGAGCGCCGTCCGACGTCCTCAAGAACTCTGCGCTCGCGTACCTGGCGTCACGCCGGCAGGTCGGCCACCGTGTGATCGCAGGCGATCCGTTCTACGTCCCCATCATAGTCAACGCGGACCTCTTCGTGACGAAGTCGGCCCGCGTCAGCGACATCCAGATCTTCGCGAAGTCGCTGTTTCTCACGCCTAACCCAACAGACCAGCAGAACGGCATCCTCGATTTCGACAACACGGGGTTCGGCGCCCGAGATGACGCAGGTGACCCACAGCTCACCGTGAGCGTCGTCGACGCCGTGCTGGCCAAGCTGAAGGTGCGCGGCATGCAGGTCAGCCGAATCAACCAGCTGACCACGATCCCGCAGCTCAAGGCTCGCGGGTTCGTCAACAGCACAGACGCTGCCCTCGTGTGGTTGCCGAACGCGCTGCAATCCGATGAGCTTGTGCGCCGGCGCTGGCGCATCAAGTTCACGTCTCCTACCGCGTACGGCGTCACCGAGTCGATCATCGGCCGCAGCACCGGGCTCACCCGCAGCGTGCTGACCGACGATCGCGCGCTGTTTCCAGACCTGACGTTGGTGGTAACGCCGCTTGTGCTCAACCCGAACACCAACAGCACGAGCACGGTCCTGATCAACGCGGCGCAGAGCACAGGTCAGGCCATCACGGCGTCTGGCTTGACCGATCTGTACGCGTTCGCGGTCCCGGGAGACCCGTACAGTGTCGAATGGACAGCCACGCCGGCAACCGGCACGGTCGGGACGCTCTACACGCCGACCAAGATCGGCGGCGACCAGCATGGGTTCTCGTGGCGGATCACCGGCACCGGGTTCTCTAGCGGGGACCAGTACGTCATCGACGTGTACAAGTTCGTTGACGACGTTCTGCTCGACGACGACGAGATCCCCGCGCTCTCCTCAACCAACCTGACGATCACGATCGCGAGTGCGTTCTAAGCCATGGCGGCGATCGACAAGTTCTTCGACGACTTCTCATCTGGCGTGCTCGCTAGCCCGTGGAACGTCGTCGCCGGCGACGATGGCCTGATCCCTAGCATCGTCAGCGGCAACCTCACGCTGGAGATCACGCAGGGTGGGCTAAATTGGACGGTGTTCCCCCTCGGGCTGTACCCCAACGCGTGGCTCGATGTCGGCGCTGGGCGAAACTTCTTCGTTCAGTTCCAGGTAGCAGGCGTCACCATCATCAACGGGACCAACATCTCCTCCGCCGGTATCGGAATCGGTAACGGCGGGACGTCCATCACGCCGATCGTCGAGTTCGGCGGAACCGCAGCAGGCTCGCCGAACGTCTATTTCAGTCCGAGCAGCGACAACGAGATCGGGCGCAAGCTCTCAGTCGTCGGTTTGCCAGCCAGCTCGTTCCTCGTTCGCGTCGCTCGCGCCGACATGCTGATCTGGGCAGAGTTCAGCACGGACAGCGGCGTCACATGGTCGGCGTGGAACACGACGTACGCCGCGCGCACCGGCATCGTCCGCCACGGATCAGTGATCAGCACCCCGCTCTCTCATGAGGGCAACCGGCTGATGTTTTTCTCGCGGCAAGCACACCCGATCGACAGCGCTGGCATCTCGGTGACGATCGACAACGTGTACGTGACGACGTGGGACAGGTTTTCTGACCCCGTTACGGTTGGGAACCTTCGAGCTCGGTCTTGGCCCGGCGGCGGTCGCATCGACCTGTCCTGGACCAACACCCTGGCTGGCCCCGACGAGCCTCGGTCGTTGGCTATCGTCCGATCGATGATGGCGCCGCCCGAGCTGCAGCCTGTCGACCTGGTTGACGACCCTGCGCCAACGCTTGGCGTCGACATGACCACGCCAACCCCCCAGTACATCCCGACCAGCATCTCCGAGTGGGGCAAGAGGTATCCGTCCGTCGCAACACCAACGTACCTGTGGGACATGACCGGTGGCGGTACGGCGTTCTTAGCTGTCCAGTCCGTGTTCGACAAGGTGACGTTCGCCGGCCAGCTCACCAGCAACGGTCCGACCTCGCTTGTACCGTGCGTCGGGATCAACATCGGCGCGATGCAGTTGGTCACCGCACCGGAGTTTTTCGACCAGGCGCCACCAAGTTCTCCCAGCTACGAGTCGGCCGGCGGCGGTGTTGTGCTTGCGACGGGAAACAGCAACTCGATCGCCGTGTACATCGTCTTTCGCGTTGCTCGCCTACCGGGCACCACGCGTACGGTGTTCTCCAACGTGAACGACGCACTGACCAACGGGTACAGGATGGCGCTCAACACCAGCGGCCAGCTGATCTTCCAGGTTTTCACTGCAAGCGTGGCTTCCACGATCACCCTGCCCGCCAACTACGGAGACGGTGCGTGGCATGCTGTGGCCGGCATCATCGACTGGTCGGTCGGAACGATGCGAGCGTGGGGCGATCTCGATGGCTTCATCACCGGCGGCGCAATCACGGCACACGGGACCCTCTCTACGGTGTTCAGCGTCGGCAAGATCGCCGGCTCTGCGACCGATCGCAGCGTCCACATGCAGGTGCTGTCCATCGCAGGCTGGGAGCGCGCTGCAGCGCTGTCTATCCTCGAGCCGCAAGCTCGCGCGATGTTCACGCACGGCCGGGTTCCGTTCACTGCGCCTGACACCATGCCGATCACGTACACGAGGTCGAGCATCGCAGCTGGCGGGTGGCCTGCTCTGCAGATCGGCGAGACTTGCTCGATCGAGCAGGTGGCCAAGTACGCGACCAGCACGTCGTACGCACCAGCACAGTTTTGGCACGGATTCCACCCTCTGTATGAACACGCCACGAGGCTGGACGGTGCGTTTGACATCTCCGCCCTCAACCTGCTGACCGACAGCGAGGGCATCTCCGACATCACGTTCACCAGCGCCACATCCGACACGGTGTCCGCCGGGCCGACCGGGCTGTCGAGTGCTGTTCGTGTTGTTCAGACGGCTGTGGACGGCCGTGCTGCGTTCACCAAGACGGCGTTGACCGGGTCGACGGTCCACACGTTCTCGTTCTACGCGAAGTCGAACATCTCAGGCCACAAGGCCACGGTGTGGATCCGAGATGCTGCGGACACGACCACACTGGTCAACGTCAAGACCGTCGTCTACCTGCAGCCGTACTACAAGCGGTACTTCTTCACCTTCTCTACCGGTGCAGGCACAGGCGTGACCATTCGTCTGTACGGAGGTCTGGACGGCGTCGACACGGCGGGCTCGGTGAGCTTCTCTTGTCGGATGATCGCTGTAGGAACGACGCAGACCGACTACGTGCCCAGCCAGGTCGGCCTCGGCGCAACTCGGTCGCCTGTTGCGTGCTACCTGACGGCAACGATGCCAGGAGCATTCGTCTCTGCGGCCCAAGGCGAGATCCGCACGCAGGTTCGGCGCGTGCAAAACACCATCGGCCAGCTCGGTATGGTCGTGTACCTGACACACGTCGGCGGCGCTATCACGATCGATGACCGTCAGTTGCAGATCACTACCAGTGAGGCTGCGCAGGGGATCATTGTCGACAGCACCTCGGTCAACGTGGCCAACCCGACCAGCGGGACGCTCGCGCTCGCAACCGCCCCTGTTGAGATCCGGCTCGCGTGGAGTTCCGTCGCTGCGATCACGGGTGCGGGTACGAGCCATGCGAGGCTGTGGCTCGACGGTGTTCCAGACGACGCACGCGGCGCTGCTTTCACGACTGGGCCAGGTAGCGACCAGCTGTTCATCGGCGCCTTGTCGACCTCCGGCCTCACCCCAACACGCGGTGGCATAGCCTTCGTTCGCCTGTACAACGGCAATCCGGCGACCGCGATCCCGACCACACCGTTCGGTGTCGGCCTGGACCCCCTGGGCAAGGTCGTCTACAGCGGCCTGCCGATCGGTGCTGCCGGGGGCGCAGGGAGCTACCAGGACACGGACGTCACACCGCGCCGGTTCTACTACTACTCGTTGTTCGTGTCGCGCGTCCCGCTCGCAGCTGTGGCATTCACGCGCGGCCTCAACAACTGGCGCCGGCTTGCGCGCCAACCTGGTGACACGGACGCAGGCCCGTCGGCGCCTGTGCAGAACAGGGTCGGCGGCATCGTGCTCGAGGACCGCGTGACGATCGACGGCAAGTACCTGTACGCCAAGTTCCCGGAGGTCTACCGGCGCGCTGACGAGCAGGACCGCCAGTCGCTGGGGCGTGCGACCGGCCTGCTCGACGACGTCTCGACCTTCCTCCAGCGTGGTGTCGATCAGACGCGAGGATACATCGCAGGCGTGATCGACGTCGTGGACCCTGAAGTCGGACCGCTCGGTCTGATTGGAGATCCACAGAACCAGACATCGATCGTCGATGCCTTCCTGCGCGACCGCAGCATCAACCCGGACGCCGTCGGGCTCCTCGGGTCTGTTCGCCGCCGGCTGTGGGGCGGCGCGATCGACGTCATCAAGCGCAAGGGAACGGTCGCTGCCGCCGTCGACTACGTCACGCTGCTCACCGGCTGGAAGGCGGTCACCGTTACCGTTCCGGGGCTCGACTTCGGTGTTCGATTCCTCCAGACGTGGGATGGCGAGGCGTCACGCGTTATCGTCAGCCAGGCGGTCAACACGCTGACTCTCTCGACCGGATCGATCACCGTGCCGAGCCTTGCCCTCCCTGTCGACAAGTACGCCGGCGGCGTCTACATCGACTACTTCGGCAACAGCAAGCTCATCAGGTCCAACACCGCCACGAAGGTTGTGTTCGATGACGCGACGTTCACGCCTGTGGCAGAGCGGACGTTCACCGCTACTGTCTCCGGCGGCAACTCTGTGGTCCTGCCGACGTCTGTCAACGACAGCCAGTACACGGGCGGCAAGCTGCACGAGACCGGGCTCGGCGCTGCGGTCAGCATCCTGGGCACGGTGAGCTCAACGCGAACGGTGACGACAGCGCCTGGCTTGACCAACGGAGCCAGCCAGGCTGTGGCGATCGCGTTCTCGTACACCGGCAACTTCGCTGCTCGAGTTCCGACGTTCCGCGCCAAGCTCTACGCAGGCACGCGCTCTGGTCTGTACGAGCCGATGTTCGATCTGTCGCTGCTCGGCAAGTCAGGCGACCCGTTCAACGTCATCTGGTCCGGCCTGGCCCCAACCGGCAGCGGTGCGAATTACCCAACCACAGACGACGACGTCATCGTGCTCGCGCCCGTCGGAGCTGCACGCGTGGCCAACCGACGGGTGCTCTGGATGTCGCCTTCTGGGACCGCTGCGGTGATCGAGGGCGATGCTCTCGACGCGCGGCCCGGCGACTACCTCAACCCGAACCGCAACCAGGGCCAGTGGTTTCGCATCACGAGCGTCTCGTCTCTCGGCAGCTCGACGGCGGTTACCGTCGTGCTTGACGAGGTGCTGTCGCTGAGCGACGTTGCAGCATTGTTCGATCTCGCAACCATCGTTCCGCGGCAGACCTTGGAGCACGACCGTGCCGTTCGGTCGATGCTGCCGGCGATGCTTCCCTTCAACAGTCGTGTCTTCATCTACTACCAGGAGTGACCAGTGGCCAACACAACGCGCGACAGCTTCAGTGACACCGCCGGCTACACCGAGGTCACGTTCCAGCGTGGCGAGGACGTTCTCGATTCTGAGCTGAACGAGCTGCAGAAGATCCAGCGCAGCGATCGGGTGAAGCAGCTCACCACGCTGCAGGGCTCCTACCACTGCCACAGCAACGACAACGGCGGTCGCGTGACTGCTGACGGCGTCGCGTCCAACACGCTGACCATCAAGGCCGGCACGCTGGTTGCGGCTGGCTACGTCGTCCAGTTCGCTGCCGACGTCGTCAAGACCGGCCTCGCGACCCCGGGTGCGGATAGCGTGACTGACGTCTGGCTCCTCGTCTTCGAGTCCGAGATCAGCTCGGCGACCGATCCCAACATCGCGGTGACCAAGCTCGGCGAGACGACCGTCCGGCAGAAGGTGACCGCGACCCTGTCCTACGCCGTTGCCACCGGGTTCAACACCGCCAGCACGATCTCGAGCGTGGCCAACTCGGACGCCACGCCGCCGTATCTCGGTGGAGCTGGGAAGTACGTGCACCTCGCCCGCGTCTACCGCGCCAACGGCGTCGCGGTCATCACGCAGGCGACCATCGTCGACATGCGCGGTCGATCGCTCGGCGCCGAAGCGGCGCAGGACCGCAACGTCATGGTCCGCGGGTCCGCCATCAGCTGGAATGGGACCACGCTGTCGTTCGGCACGATCGTCGTCCGCGTTCCAGGCGAGACCGGGTTCTTCAACGGTGCCACGCTCTCTGTCGCGCCGGCTGACGGAAACGCTGTTGGCTGGCTGGCCACCACGGAGGGCAACAGGTTCCGCCGTCGGTTCGACGGCCTGACGACCGACAACGGCGCGATCTCAGACGGCAACACGGACAACCTGCTCACGCTGGTTGCGTTCAACGCGCTGCCTGTGGCCGACAGCCAGTTCGCGCACAACATGTTCGTGCTCGCTGTGCGAGATGGGACGCAGATCATCCTACGCGACGGCACGGTGATGAACTCCGGCGACTACCTCCACGCCTGGGGGCAACAGGGTGGTGTGCAGGCGACGGCCGAGGCCGACGTCAACCCGCTGCTGCAGTTCCGGTCGTCCAACGGCAAGATGCGGACGCTGATAGACCACAGCGGCTACCGCATGGGTCAGGTCACCGAGATCGACGAGAACTGGAGGAGAGGATCCACTCAGTTTCGTCGAGTCGCGCTGGCCTCAGCCTCGCACGACTCGGCTCCCGCCTCCTACTCCAGCGGTGTCGACACGACCGGTGGCCAGGGCATCGTTCTTCGCTCCGCCGCATCTGGCGAGCCGTTTTCATGGGACTTCAACTGGCTGCGAGTCGGCATGACCGTGACGGCGGTGAACGCTGTACTGACTCGAGCGTCTGGTACGTCGAACTTCACGTTTCAGGTCATCGACACTTCTGGGTTCGGCGTACAGACGTCTGTAGGCACTGGCACCAGCAACTCCGGTACGGGCAACAGCACGCTGGCAGTCCTGACTAACCCGTGGACCGTCCTGTCCGGTCACATCCTTGCGATGTGGGTTGCCAGCACCACGATCTCGGCAAACGAGCAGGTTCGAGCCGCCGAAGTCACCGTCATCGAAGATCCCGAAGGATGGCTGTGGGTGCCGTCCAACAACGGTGCGTCGTCTTGCCAACGCAACTACGTAGACCCGAACGCCAACATCAACCAGCGCGGCCTCAAGCTGATCGGGCAGGGCTCCGGCGCACAGGTCGGCCACATGGTCACGGAGGCGTACGAGTGCTTTATGAACGCCGACGTCGCCTTCGTTCAAGAGTGGATCCTGCGCACCGGCACCATCACGGACGCCAGCAACACCAGGTTGTTCTTCGTTGGCGTGCAGAACAACAACGGCGGGTCTGGCAACCGCGACGTCGGGTTCTTCAACCAGAACACGACCGCGAACTGGCAGATCCGCGTCACCGGGTCATCGACCACCGACACAGACACCGGTGTTGCGATCGCGGCTAACACGACGTACCGCATGCGGCTGGAGATCCTCGGGTCCAACGTGTCGAGCGCGACGGCCGGATCGTTTCGCATCCGCGGGTTCATCAACGGCACCAAGGTCGTTGACGTCACCAACGCCAACCTGCCAACGGCGGACATGATCCGCCCGTTCATCAAGTCGGACACCACGGCCACCGGCGGTCCGTACGACTTCACGATCGGCAGGCTCCGTCGGTGCTGGAACCACCTGCT